CTTGACATTAGAAATTACAACCTAGCCGCGCTGAGATTGTCCAATCCAGATTGGGCGAAGTGGGAAGCGCACACGCACCAGAAACAACAACAGCCCGCCGCACAAGCACCACGGCGGCGCGTATTGAGCAGAGGAATATGACAGTACTAGCACAAGCACAAGAAATGCTGCAAAAGGCATACGACGCACTAGCCAAGGCCTACGACAGCCCGCAATCATATAGCGTGACATCTGGGGGCGGAAGCCGCTCTAAAAGCAGTGTCGACATTACGCAACTACAAGATGCAATTGATTACTGGGAGAAGAAAGTGAATAATTTGTCACGCGGCGGGATTAGCATAGTTGGAGCGATACCAGTTGATTAACAAACGAGAACTGGCACGGGTAATGGCTGAGACTAAGCCAAACCTAATAGACAAAGCCATAAATTATTTCAATCCGTCGGCGGGTGCTTCGCGGTTAAATAATCGCAGAATGTCGGCAATATCAGGCGGCTACGTTGGAGCCTCAAAGTCTCGCCGGTCGCTATCATCTTGGACGCCATACGGCGGCGATTCAGACACCGACTCACTTGGCGACCTGCCAGTATTGCGGGAACGGTCGCGGGATTTGGTGCGAAATTCGCCTATAGCGTGCGGCGCCCTCAATACGAAAGTGACCAGTATTGTCGGCACCGGCTTAAAATATCAGGCGAGGATTGATCGAAACTATTTGGGCTTATCTGACGAAGATGCGGATAAGTGGGAAAATAATGCAGAGCGTGAATTTTCCCTGTGGGCCGATTCAATAGAGTGTGACATCGAGCGGACTCAAAATTTTTACGCTTTGCAGGACTTAGCATTAAGGGCGACGCTTGAGAGCGGGGATGTTTTCGTGCTAACCCCAAGCATTGAGCGCGCTGGAAGTGACTACAATTTAAAAATTCAGCTAGTCGAAGCAGATCGGGTTCTAAATCAAGGTGCCGATACGCAAAAACTAAGCGGCGGCATTGAGCGCGACGCTAACGGCGCGCCTGAGTTCTGCCACATCGCAAAAGTACACCCCGGCAACATGGTAAGCGGCGGCGTGATTGATTGTGAGAAGGTGCGATTTTTCGGAGAGAAAACAGGCCGTAGAAATGTATTGCACATATATAAGAAATTAAGACCCGGACAGACGCGCGGCATCCCTGATCTTGCGCCGGTGATTGAAGCAATCAAACAGATCACGCGACTGTCTGAGGCCGAGGTTGATGCGGCGGTTGTTTCAAGTTTCTTCACTGTATTTATTAAATCAGAAACCGGCGGCACCGGATTGGCCCCGATGATTGACGCGGGCGGAAAAGCTGACGATGTAGACATGAAGCTTGGCAAGGCAGCCATTTTAAGTCTCGCTAACGACGAGTCAATCGAGATCGCAAACCCCGGGAGGCCAAACCCAGAGATACCAGCTTTTCTCAGCGCCTTTTATCAAGATATTGGCGTAGCCCTTGAGCTGCCACACGAAATATTAACGAAGTCGTTTAAATCCTCATATTCCGCAGCACAAGCGGCATTGCTTGAGGCGTGGCGAACATTTATGACGCGCAGAGCTTGGCTTTCTTCGAGTCTATGCGATCCAGTGCTTGAGCTCGTTTTAATGGAAGCAGTCTTAAAAGGCAAGATTTACGCGCCCGGCTTCGTTGAAGATTTAAGCATAAGAAAGGCATATTTGGGCGCGGCATGGGTCGGCCCATCGCGCGGCCACATTGATGAAGTAAAGAGCATTAAGGCGGCCAAACAACGAATAGATGAAGAGCTGACAACCAGATCAGACGAGGCGGCGGCCATCGGCGGCAACTGGGAAAAGAATCATCGCCAGCGCATGAAAGAAGAAGCGGCGCGCCGAGCTGACAACACAAACCCCGACGCGGACGGGTTCACATTGGGAAATGCAGAATGAGCGGTTTATTAGACGTAGTCAATTCGCCGTGGGCGATAGTGCCTAGCAAATTGGACGAGATCAGCGGGATTTATTTAACGCACTTGCGCGGCGAGAAAATAGACATCGCAAGCATCGAGGCCAGAATAGGCCCGATGAACAACGAAACAAGGCCCTACGAGGTTATTGACGGCGTTGCGGTTGTCCCTATCCACGGCGTAATAGCCAAGCGTGCCAATATGCTCACGCGCATATCTGGCGGCGTATCGACCGAGCTCATTAGCGCGGATCTGAAAGCAATCGAAGCGGACGACTCAATAAAAGCCGTGATTTTAGACATTGATTCACCGGGCGGCTCGACCGATGGGGTGGACGCGCTGGCCGAGCAGGTGTATGCGATGAAAAAGCGCACCGTCACCTTCGCCAACGGCCTGATGGCTAGCGGCGGGTGCTGGATTGGGTCGGCTAGTGACGCCGTCTATTTGCTGGATGAGTCGACGGTGGTCGGCTCGATCGGCGTAGTAATGCAAAAAGTCGACCCCGTCAAGAGTGAAGGAGGCGGCAAGGTTCACGAAATATACGCGGGCAAATATAAGCGCCTTGTATCCGCCACCAAGCCGCTCGACAAAGAAGGGGAGGCGTATCTGCAGGATAAAGTCAACTATGTTTATTCTGTTTTTGTTGGAAAGATGGCAAAATTCAAAAGCGTTTCGGTGCAAACGGTTCTTGAAAGTATGGCCGATGGGAAAGACTTCATCGGAACGCAGGCGGTTGACGCTGGCTTAGCGGATGGCATCGCCACGCTGGACAGTCTAATCGCAGATTTATCAAACGGTGTCATAACAAAATCATCCGGTGCGGTGGAAGTAAGTGGCGAAAATAATATAAATGAGGGAACTCAAATGACAGACGAAAAAAAGCCGGCGATTAATGCGGCTTACATTCTTGAACATCACGCAGACATTGCGGACGGCTTCAAGGCAAAAGGTGCAGGCCTCGCTAAAACGGCGGAGACGGCTCGTATTCAGGGCGTTCTAGCCTGCTCAATGCCGGGCCATGACGCGCTAGTTCAGGCGCTCGCGTTCGACGGCGAAACCACGCCAGATCAGGCAGCCTTTAAGGTGTTACAAGCTGAAAAAACCGGACGCGCTGAAAGGCTGGTCGACTTGAACGCAGAAGCGCCGGCACCGGCACCACATGTTCAAGCAGTTGACCCGGTAAAGCTGGGCGCAAACGAAAGCGTCGAGGATAAAACCAAGCGCGAATGGGGTGCAAGCGCGGATTTGCGCGACGAGTTCGGCTCATATGACGGCTATCTAGCGTTTGCGAAAGCAGATGCGGGCGGCCAAATTAAAATGCTTGGAGGTAAAAGCTAATGACTGCATTGACAAAAGACGCGCCACGCGCTTATCAAGTTGGCGAAATAGAAGAATACCCCGTCATTGCATCCGATGTGATTTATGAAGGTGCAGCCGTTGGCGAAAATGCCGCCGGTCACGCGCGGCCTTTGACTGCGGGTGATGTGTTTCTGGGTTTTGCTGAGGCGCAAGTTGATAATTCAGCGGGCGCAGCAGGTGACGCAGGCGTCAGGGTTAAGACTCGCGGGCGTATCGAACTAAATGTTGAATCTTTGGCGATTACCGCTAATGACCGGGCTGCGGTTTACGCAAGCGACGACGATACATTCACTCTGACCGTTGGCGCTAATAGCAAAATTGGGTACATTTCCAAGTTTGTTAGCACTGGCGTCGGCGTCGTTCAATTTTTCGCTACGGAGGCATAAGCCATGGGCGCACAAACACTATCATCACGAGCCATTATTGGCGAATTTTACAGAAAACTTGCTCAAAGCGAAGGGGCGGGATGGATTAATCCTATCTCGATGCTCTTCAATTCCGACCAAGGCGGCGAAGAGTACGTATGGCTGGGCCAGACTCCCGCCATGAAAGAATGGGTCGGTGGCCGCCTCGCAAAGGGATTCACTGAAAACGGGTTTACCTTAAAGAACAAGCACTATGAAGCCACGCTTGAGGTTCGCGTGCCAGATCTTCGGCGCGATAAGACCGGTCAGGTCATGGTTCGTATTCAAGAGCTCGCTCAGCGGACTAACTCACATTGGGCCAGCCTGCTTTCGGCCCTGATTGTCAACGGGGCCAGCAATGTATGCTACGACGGCCAGTTTTTCTTTGACACTGACCACGAAGAGGGCGGCAGCGGAGCACAGTCGAACAGTATCGATGTAGACATTTCGGCGCTACCGGCTAAGGTTCACGGCGCAATCACGGCACCAAGCCCGGAGGAGCTGCAGCAAACTATTTTGAAGGGCGTGACTCAGATCCAGTCTTTTGTCGATGATCAAGGCGAGCCGATGAATGAGGATGCCAGCAATTTTCTGGTGATGGTGCCAACTTCTTTATCATATGTAGCAAGCAATGCAATGGCTACGATGCGCGGAACAAGTATGACCGAGCAGTTGCCGATGAACATCAATGTTTCTGTCGCGCAGAATCCACGGTTGAACGCTTGGACTGACAAGGTGGCCATTTTTCGCACAGACGGCTCAGTGAGCCCATTTATTCGGCAGCAGGAAACCGCCGTACAGATGAAAGCAAAAGCTGAGGGCTCAGCTTTTGAATTCGACAATGACGCGCATCAATACGGCGTCGACTCGTGGCGAAATGTTGGCTATGGCTATTGGCAAGATGCCTGCCTTGCAACCATGATCTAAATACACGGGCGGCCTAACCACCGCCCTTTTTATGGATAGAAATATGACGAAAGAACAAAGCAAGCTAAAAGAATTCAAGATCGAAGGAGTGCCTTTTAACGTAAACAGCGGCCTTATTGGCCTGTCTGAAAAACAAGCAAAACTTCGGTCGCATTGCGTAAAGGCAACGAAGCAGAAGGGCGTTTATGAAGTGCTCGCGCCGGTTCAATTCAAGATCGGTGAAACCATTTTAGTTCCAAGCATCCCCAAGACCGGAAAATAAATGGCTTTCGCTGAGGACGTTACGGATTTCATTGATCCGGATGATTTCGCGGTTGTTGCGAGCATTGATGGTGAGCCAGTAAACGGGATATTTGATCGTGCTTATGTAGATGTGAACGGCGTTGATTCATTGCGCCCGACTTTCTACTGCGCGCTAGATGATGTTTTAAGCATCACTCAAGGCGTTACGGTTGACGTGAACAGTGAAAACTTCAAGGTGTTAGACGTTCAGCGTGAAGATTTATTTGTTTTGCTGGTGCTGAAAAATGCCTAAGCGCACAGAAATCAGGAACGCAATAGCCGCCTTGGTGACAGGTTTAACGACCACTGGCGCGAATGTATCAACGAGCCGCGTAAGCATGCACGAAGCGCTACCGGCGCTGGTCGTGATTTCAGGGCCGGAAGAGTTATTCAATGTTGAAGATGGCCATAAAATCCGGCGCTATAGCGTTGGAATCGAGGCGCGTTCTGGGATTGAGGGGCTGGATGATCAGCTTGAATTAATGGATGCTGAAATATTTGCAGCCTTGGAGGGTGTAAGGCTGGGCGGGTTGGCCATGGATACTAGATGGATGTCCACGGACGCACCAACTTTAAGCGGCGAGGGTGACGAGCCGATTGGATTAATGACGATAATTTATGAAGTAGTTTATGAAATTGATTGAAATGACAAGCTCTAAAAAGCCGATGCCATTGAGCCACAAAGGGAACGTAAAGACCCCCGAGCGCAATGTCGTCAGAATGGAAAACAGCGGGTGGCAGCGTGCAGAAATGCCAAAGCCAAAGCCAAATTTGAAAACGAAAGGTGAGAAATAATGTCAAAGCACATTGGTAATAACGGGGCGGTATTCGCCGGACTAGATGAAGTGGGCTGCATTACGTCTTGGGATTGGAGCCAGACGCAGGCGAATGTAGATACCACCTGCATGAAGGACGAGGCAGCCACTAATCTGCCGGGCCGAACCGAGACAACCGGCAATATTACGGTAAATTGGAACGATGGCGACACAGGGCAGGCCGCTTTAGTTGCAGGCGCACAGCTCACTCTACAACTCTACAACGACGGCGAGACCGCTGGCGATTTATACGATGAAGTGCCTGTCACAATCGACACGGTGAGTAAATCCGTGGCGGATGGCTCAGTGATTACAAAAACATGCGCGTGGACAGCGACAGGCCCATTGCTTGAAGACGAGGTGGCAGTTTAATGAACATCACCAAGGCATTTGAAAAAGAAGTCGCAGCATTCAAAAAGAAGACCGCTGTTACTGAGTTAATCAAAATTGAGCACAAATTCGGCGGCCTCGATATTTACCGCCCGACCGCACTATCAACGTATCGAACGGACATCATAAACAAGGCGCTGGTTGCTGGCGGCACGGCTTACCACGTTGACCTGATGATTCAGATTGCTCGCACAGAAGAAGGTAAGCCCATGTTTGCTGAGGCCCAGCGCGCCACGCTAATGAAAAAGGTCGAATCTTCTGTGTTAAAAAACATTGCAGCTGAGCTTCTTGATGCCGTCAAAGACTCGGGTTCAGACGACCCAAACGGCTAATCCGCGACTCGCCAGAAATACAGTGGATGTATAGGGTCGCGTGGGAGCAAAACTTAACAATCCAGCAGATTCACGATATGACGCTGGATGAATATCAGGGCTGGGTAGCGTTTTTACAATTCAAAGATGGCAAAAACAAAAACTGAAATTGAAATAACGGCAAAGGACAAGACCGCGCGAGCGTTTAAGTCTGCCACGGCTCGCGCTAAAGACATGGATAAGTCAGTTAAGAGCCTGGCGGGGTCTATGAAAGCGCTGGCCGGTGGCGCTGCTGCTGGCGGGGTTGTTATGGTCTTAACTGCTGCGACAAGGAGCGCCGCAGCGTTTGAAAAGTCAATGGCTGAGGTGAGTACACTGGTTGATACGTCAGTAGTCTCAATGGATGCGTTAGCTGACTCAGTTCTTGAAACTAACGCCCAATTTGGCGGAGGGTTGCAAGAACAGGCGGCGGCGCTATACGGAATTATCTCAGCAGGCGCTGAGGCTGGGGCAGAAGCCACCGACATACTCACGCAGTCGAATAAGTTGGCTGTTGGGGGTTCTGCTGAGCTGGCGGAGGCGGCGGCGGGCCTTTCGTCGGTCTTAAACGCTTACGCGGCAAACGGATTAACGGCGGCGGACGCGTCAGACAGCTTATTCACAGCAGTTAAAGCGGGAGTCACCACCATCCCCGAATTATCTGCCAGCTTAGGCAAGGTTTCAGCAATCGCTCAGGCGTCCGGCGTTGAGTTTGACGAATTAACCGCATCAATCGCAACGCTAACCGCTGGCGGCATTAGCACGGCGGAATCAGTCACAGGATTAAAAGCGGCGCTGTCTGGGATGGTCGGGCCGGGTGCGGAAGCAATCAAAATAGCCAAGAAATTAGGCATAGAGATGTCTCAAGCGGACATCAAAGGCGGTAATTTTGCGGCGGTATTGCAAGATATTAGAGATAAAACCGGCGGTAATATCGACAAAATGAAAAAGCTGCTCGGAAGCATGGAAGCGGTTAACGCTGTCCTAATCCTGACAGCAGAGGGCGGGGGAAAACTAAACAGCACACTGGCGGCAATGGCGGATAAAGCCGGAGCGACAGAGGCGGCTTATGCGAAAATGAGCGCCACAATCTCAGCTCAATGGGACGTGCTGAAAGGCAAAACAGAAAGCGCCTCCGTTTCTATAATGACCAGATTAATACCAGCCCTTTCCGCTGCTGCTGGCTGGCTCATTAAAATGACTGACGGCTTAGACCTTGTGGCCGCAACAACCACGCTGGACGCTAAAACGGCTGAAATGGAACGGCTGACAGCAAGCATTGCAGAGCAGTCGCGCGACTTGAAAGATTTGAACGTAATCTTAAATCAGACGGGCGCGGCAAATACATTAAGCGCAACGGCTACCGAAGCGTTAAAGATCACTGTAACAGGCCTCACGGCGGCGCTTGATGATGATATAGACGCCCTCGAATCGCTACAAAAAGAGCAGGATGCGCTGACTAGCGCAACAACAGCAAGCACAAAGGTTACTGCTGAAAATAAAAACGAGCTTGACGATTTAGCAGGTTCAACGGATGATGCTGCAGATAAAATAAAAGACATCACCGACGAAACAAAAGATTTAACAAAGGCCACGAAGGACACTGCCACAGCGACGGCAGCCGCGATCACTCCGCTTGAGAGATACGCACAATCACTGGACAAGGCGCAAGCAGACGCCGATCTATTGACCGAAAAATTAATCGTGCTGAACGCCAGAATGTTTACCGGCAAAATTAGTGCGGACACTCACGGAGATGCCTTAAAGTCGCTAGGGATTGATATTGAGGGGGCTGGCGATGAAGCGGAGAAAGCGAGCGAAAAGACAACAGCGCTAGGCGAATCAATCGGAGAGGATTTGGCGGGCGGGATGGTTGACGCGGCTATTGCTGGGGATGATCTGGGTGACGCTTTCGGCAGCATGGTGTTACAAATGGCGGCGGATTGGGCCAAGGCTGGCATCTCTAAATTGATCAGCTCATTATTCGGCGGCGGCTTTGATCTGTCTGGATTCGATAAGCTAAAATCGGTGCTATCCGGTGGAATCGGCAAGGCGGTTTCTGGCCTTGCTTCGAAGTTCGGCGGCTTAGGGTCGGTGGTGTCTGGAGTAGCGAGTAAAGCGGTCGCGGGCGTTGCGGCTAAGTTCGCCGGACTAAAAACAGTCTTATCCGGCGGCATATCATCAGCGCTGGGCGGGGTTAAGACAGGGCTGGCAGTTGCATCAAAAGCCGCTGCTGGCGCATCTGGCGCGATGTCAGGACTTGGCGCGGCTGCTGGAATCGGCGGCATAGCGCTTGCGGGCTTTGCGTTAAAGTCAGTTCTGGCAAGCAGAAAAGCGAAGCGGATGGAGTCGGTGACCAAAGAAGTTACAGCCGGATTCAAAGAGGCGACCGGCGTGGTTCAAAATAGCACATTGACTTGGGGCGAATGGCACGGAAAGGGGCTGGTTGCCCTGAATGATGTGAACAGTTCAACGCAGGGATTATATGAGACTTTGCGCGATGTCGGGGTCAGCGTCAAAGTGGGCGCAAATGGGATGCTTGCCCTCGGTGACGCTACCGAATCCACGCGACAGTTAACGCTAGCATACGGCGAGACCGTTCAAAGCGAGCTAGCTTCGCAGCTTGGCGCGATTGAGAAAGTCAAGAGCAAAACAGACGAATGGCGCGAGATTGAAAAAGACGAGCGGAAAAAGCTGTCGGAGGCGTGGCAAGAATCGCTTGCTCTTATAAACGACACAAGTTTCCAGCCGATCATGGATGAATTCGCGGCAATGGGGGTGGTTAGCGCGGATACGTTCAGCGTGATGGCTCAAGATGGAATGTTCACAACTGACGAAATAACCGCCGCATTTGGGGATATGTCTGGGGACATAATTAACGAAATGAACGGAGCTAGTTCAGTATCTACTACCGCATTAATGGATATTTTGGGCGTTGGTAAGAGCGCGGCAAGCGGCATCAAGAGCGGCTTTGACTCTGCTGGCGGCGAAATGTCAAAGGCGATGATTGGCGGAGTCGGAGAAATCCAGACCGCAATCAACGGGCTGCAAGGCGCAGTGGTTCACAGCGTGAATGAAATAGAAAACAAATACACCGGCAGCCGCGACGACAGGGAGCAGAACTCAGGCTTTGCGGACGGGGGTATTTCGACCGGCCCAATGAGCGGCCATACTGAGCTGTTGCACGGGACTGAGGCGGTTATACCGCTCAAAGGCGGCTCAATCCCTGTCAAAATGACGGGCGGCGGCAATGAATCAATCGGGAATAAGAACATCGAATCACTACTCAAGCAGCTAGTAAAATCAAGCGCGCAGCAGGCTGAATCATTGAAAAAACAGATTAATCTAGCAGTCAAGCGCGAAACCCAAGCCGCAATGCGGGAGCTTTCACATGCGTAAAGGCATAGTCACAGCCGAAATCACAACCGGATCAGGTGACGTGGTGCGACTTGCAACGCGCATGTATGACGATGCGAATATCTTGTATCGCGGACACGTCGAGGGGTTCTCGCAAACGCGGCAAATGTCAGACGCGCTCGCGGGTAGAACGTCGATGTCAATCGCTGAGCTGATTATTCACAATGAGCATGAAGAATATGATTCGACATTGCTATCCGGAAGCGCTGATATACGAATCGGCGAGGCGTCAGACACAATCGCAAGCATGGCGCCTGTCATTCTTGACGCCACTGTTCAGCAAGTCTCGCGCACTGATAATGAAATAAGCGTGGCAGTACTGGACGGGCAGAACAGGGGCAACACTAAACAGCAGCGGATATTTGACACAAGCGGAGAAGGTTTCGGCGTGTTGCTGCCTGAGATCTGGGGCAAGTCGAACAGGTTCTTAATGATAAACATGGATGATGATGAAAAAGTGTACGGATGCGCCGGGCCACTCGTTTCGATCGATGCCGTGTATGTCGGCAGCGAAAGGCAGACGGGCGGCCACACTATTTCAATATCCGGCAGCACTGCAACGGTGACGTTCGCGGCAAGCATTGATGCAAGCGTGTTCATCGACGGCGCGGGGCTTGGCGGCACGTTGCCCGGTGCGATGCTATACGGGCTGTTGACTCGCGTTTCAACCGTCTGCCAAGGCAGTATGGTGGCATGGTCCGCAAATACTATGATTGTTGACAGTAGGATCGACGATGTGGCGGGGCCGGTTATCGGTAAACTCATAACAAAAATGACACCGGCAGGTTTCGGGGCTCAGACGATAACCGCGTTTGACCCGGTCACAAGAATGGTCACAGTGGGCCTTCCGTGGCTCGTAGACCCAGTAATCGGCACAGACCTATATTCGATCGATGTAAATACAAGGGCCGGCGGATTCACTCCTTCACAAGTCGATTCAACCGGATTTGACGCGCTAGATATTGCACTGCCTTACGAGTTCGGCTTAGTAGCAAGCAACGGCGAAAACGCTATTGAGATGCAGGACCAAATGCTTGGCCCTCTACTGTGTCACATGGGGCCGCGCAGGGATGGGATCGTGCAGCTTAAAAGGCTAACCCCCGCAGCAGGCCCAGCGGTTGAGAATATTACTCGAATCATTGGCGAGATATACAGAGACCCGAGGCCGATTTATTGGAGCGTAG